GAGCGCAGCCTGCCGGAGTTCTCGAACATCCGGGCGTGCTGAAGGATCCGCAGAAGATCCGCGACAACTGGACAAAGGCATACGGCGGCGCACGGAACGCACACCGCATCGCAGTCCTCGAAGAAGGAATGCAGTATAAGCCGATCTCCCTGCCGCCGGAGGATTCGCAGTTCCTTTCGACCCGCGAATTTGATGTTGAGGAGATCTGCCGTATGTTTCAGGTGCCGCCGCATCTGGTACAGGATCTGAAACGCAGCACCTTCAATAACATCGAGCATCAGGGTATTGCATTTGTGCAGTATTCGCTCATGCCGTGGATCATTCGCATCGAAAAGGGCATCATGAAAGATTTGCTGCTTGAAGAGGAACAGGATGTATATTTTCCGAAGTTCAATGTGGACGGTCTCATGCGAGGAGATTATCAGAGCCGCATGAACGCCTATGCCATCGGTGTGGGTAACGGCTTTATGTCGCCCAACGATGTGCGCCGTCTGGAAAATATGGATCTGATCCCTGATGAACAGGGCGGTAACGACTACTACCTGAACGGCTCGTATAACAAGCTGGAGGATGCAGGTGCGGCATATGCTCTGAATCAGCCGCAGGAACAGCCGGATACAGATGAACAGGATGAGCCGGATGAGAACCCGGATGAGGAAACCGATGACAGATTCCTGCGGAAGAAACACAGGAAGAAATACAAGAATGGGGGTATGTAAATGGAAAAGTTCTGGAACTGGATTCACGATGACAGCGGCGGCAGAGTCCTTCGGCTCGAAGGTCCTATCGACTCGGAGAGCTTCTGGGGGGATGAGATCACGCCTCAGTCGTTCCGTGATGAACTGTATGCCGAGGAAGGCGACATTACACTTTGGCTGAATAGTCCAGGCGGGAATGTGTTCGCCGCTGCCGAGATTTACACGATGATTCGTGATTATCCGCACAAGGTGACTGTAAAAATCGCAAGCATCGCAGCATCGGCGGCAAGCGTGATCGCAATGGCTGGCAACACCGTGGAGATGTCTCCGACGGCTTTGCTGATGGTGCATGATCCCAGCACAATTGCAATGGGTAATGCGCGTGATATGGAGAAAGCCATCGCAACGCTGAACGAAGTCAAGGAGAGCATTATCAACGCATATATGGCGAAAACCGGGCTTTCGCATAACCGCATCAGCAAGCTCATGAGCGATGAGACATGGCTGAATGCAAGAAAGGCGGTGGAGCTTGGCTTTGCCGATAAGATTCTCTTTGACGAAAAGCCTGAACCGGAAAAAGAGGAAGAAAACAATCCTGAAAAGCCCGACGAGGAAGGCGGTGACGAGGACGGGGATGAAAAGAAGGAAACAGAAAAGAAGCCGTTCAAGCTGAAATCCGGCGATGCCCTTTGGCAGTACAGTACCCGTATCATGGGGCAGACCATCTTGGGAAAGATCGCCGCTTCCGCAGCACACGAAGGCACAGAGCCGCCCGATGACGGCAAGGCAGATGATGCCAAGAAACCTTCCGAGGAAGGGCTGACGGATACAGCACCGACTGTGACCGTCCCTGTGATCGGCATGGACGGTGCCCCCTTCCCGGTAAAATAGACACGAAAAAGCACACAAAAGTCGAATGAATCGCCGGATTGCTCCGGTATGCTCATGCGACATTTTGCCGATTCAACTGTCGGGCATACTCCATCGGGGATAACCAGCCAATGGAAGAATGAGGACGCACCGGATTGTAAAATCCTTCAATGTACCGAAAAATTGAATTTTGCGCCTGCCGACGGGTTGCGTAGCTGGTCAGATATACCAATTCACACTTGAGGCAGCTGAAGAAATTTTCCGCCACCGCATTGTCGTGGGGCTCGCCCTTCCGGGACATACTCTGCACAAAGCCCAGTTTTTCGAGCTTTTCCCGGTACGCCGCTGCCGCATACTGCACGCCCCGATCCGAATGAAACATCAGTCCCGGTGCCGGATGCTCCCGTTTTACAGCCATGCGGAGTGCCGCCAGGGTCAGCGCCGTATCGATGCGGTTGGAAAATGCATAGCCCACCACTTTCTTGGTGCAAAGGTCTTTTACGATCGCCAGATACAGCCAGCCCTGCCCGGTTGGAATGTATGTAATATCGCCAACCCAGACGGTATTCGGAGTTGAAATCTGAAAATTACGGTTTAAAAGATTCGGCGCAATCGGATGCGAATGTTTGGAATTGGTGGTGCTTCTGCATGCATTCCTGCGTGCAGACCGGATGTGCAGCTGCCGCATCAGTCGGTAGATCCGTTTTCTTGAACACATCAGCTGTCTGCGGGTCATATGAAACAGGCTGTCCAGTCCCAGAGCCGGATACTTCTGATGCAGGGAGATCAGATGTCGGGAAAGCCGCTGATCCTGGAGTTTTCTGGCGCTGACGCCCCGATGAAGCCAGGCGTAATAACCGCTGCGGGAGATTTCAAGAAGCCGGCATAGCTGATCCACAGAGACTCCCGCAGACGCAGATTGGATAAACCGATATTTGTCCTCTATGGTTTGGAAAGTATGCCGACGGATTTTTTTAGGATATCGATGACCTCGTCTTTCTGCGCCAACTGCTTGCGCAAGGATCTGATTTCCGCCTCCAGATTCCGTTGGCGGCGTTCCAGGCGGTTCTGCCGCTCGGTTTCCTTCGGCTGGATGCCGGACGCTTTGAGCCAGTTCCGGATGGTATCCGTGCAGATGCCCAGCTCTTCCGCTACCTCCCGTATGGGTCTGCCTTCCTGGGTCACCAGCCGGATGGCACCCTCCTTGAATGCCGCATCGTATCGAGGCGGCGCTTCGTGTTTTCGTTCTTTCATTCCGAACCCTCCGTTTTCTTTCTATTTTATCATATTCTTTTTTGTCTATCAAATCGGGTATGGGGGCAACGGCAAAACCGCAGACGGCTCGATGCCGTATGAAATTTTGAAGCGACAGCTTGCTTTCATGAGATAAGGCTGGCTGTATTTTATGACCGCCGGAGATGTCCGGCAGAAATGGAGAAAAGATATGAGCAAAATCATGGAACTGCGCAGCAAGCGCAATACCCTGTGGGAACAGACGAAAGCATTTCTTGAGCAGCACCGGGGTGAAAACGGTCTTGTGGAGGCCGGTGCTGTGGAAACCTACAACAAAATGGCGGCAGATGTGCAGGCTCTCGGCGCAGAGATCGAGCGTCTGGAACAGCAGGCAGCCGTGGACGCGGCGCTGTCCGCACCGACCTCTAAGCCCGTCACCAACGCACCCGGCGGACAGACACAGCCGAAGGCGGAAGGTGCTGCCTCCGAGGAGTACAAGTCCGCTTTCTGGGATATGATCCGCAACAAGGGCGACCAGTTTGCCGTGCGCAATGCCCTGAATATCGGCGAGGACACCGAGGGCGGCTACACTGTGCCGGACGAGTTCGAGCGCAGACTGATTCAGGCATTGGAGGAGAATAACATCTTCCGCCAGATGGCAACGGTCATCAAGACCAATTCCGGTACCCGCAAGATTCCGATCGCCAACGATACGATGGAGGCACAGTGGATCGATGAGGGTGAGGAGATCCCGGAGACCGATACTCGTTTCGGTCAGACCACGCTCTCCGCATACAAGCTCGGCACAATGATCAAGATCTCCAACGAACTGCTTCACGATTCTGCCTTCGACCTCGCAAGCTATATCGCTGCACGTTTCGGTGTGGCAATGGGCAACGCCGAGGAAAGAGCGTTCTTCACCGGTGACGGTGACAAGAAGCCCCTCGGTATTCTCGATGAGACCGGCGGCGCTGAGCTTGGTGTCACTGCGGCATCGCAGACAGCGATCACCTTCGATGAGATCTTCGACCTCTACTACAGCCTGAAGTCTCCCTACCGCCGCAACGCACAGTTCGTCTGCAACGAGACCATTCTCCTTCAGCTCATGAAGCTCAAGGACAAGAACGACAACTACCTCTGGAAGCCTTCTCTCGACATCGCAAAGCCGGATACACTGCTCGGTCGCCCCATCCGCACTTCTTCCTTCATGCCCGCAATCGCCAAGGGTGAGCGTGTCCTCCTGTTTGGCGATATGAAGAACTACTGGGTGGCAGACCGTCAAAACCGCACCTTCCGCCGCCTCAACGAGCTGTATGCCCGCACCGATCAGGTCGGCTTCCTCACCACGCAGCGTGTGGACGGCCGTCTGATCCTGCCGGAGTCCGTGAAGGTGCTGAAGATGGCAGGTACGAAGTCCAACACCACGGGCAGCGGCACGACTGGCGGTAACACCGGCGGCAACGGCTGATCGGGAGGTCAGCCATGAATCTGATCTCACTGCCTGAAACAAAAAACTATCTTCGTGTTGACCATTGTGAGGATGACAAGCTCATCCTCACTCTGATCGATACGGCACAGCGGCTCGTAATGGATGTGGGGCGCATGACTGAAAAGCAGTTAGCGGAAAATGAGGAAACCTCCCGGCAGGCTATGCTGTATACTGTTTCGTACCTCTATGAAAACCGTAATACTGCTGATTATCATGCATTGACGCTAACTTTGCGTGCGCTGTTATTTGCACAGAGGGAGGACATCGTCTGATGGAGATCGGGAAACTGAATCAGCGCATCTCGTTTCTGGAGCATCATACCAAAATTGACCGCATCGGCAACCATAAGGCTCAGTGGGAGGAGGTGTTCTCACTCTGGGCATCTGTGACTGTATCCAATAACGGTGCTTCTGAGGAGACGGATACCGGCGTGACCAGAGCGATTCAGAAAATTGAGGTCATCATCCGACAAACTCCGCAGACAAAACGCATGGATTCAACTGTGTACA